CTCGAACGCTATCGACTTGAGCTGCTGCTCTAGTGTGAACTTCTGACGCATCTCCTCGATGGTCAGTGCGCCCTTCTGACTGAGCTCCTCCAGTTTCGTAGCAGCGTCTATCTGCATCTGCGCCAGCTCTTTGTCGTACTTGAAGGCGTCCGCCATTCCAGCAGCGGTCTGGGAGTAGGGGGTGGCGTACCCCCCTCCGTTGCCCCCGGGGAGCGGGGGAAGAGTAGTAGGCGCACTCCAGCCAGTACCGCCCGCTGCCTGTGCAGCTTGCTGCGGCCCCCACGTCTCCCAACTGTAATAGGGCTCTGTCCACAGACGCCCCGTGCGGGCTAAACCCTCATCAATCCGCATTACACTTCACCTTCCTTTAGCCGAGCCTCGAACCTCTTAGTCGTCTCGACCAGCTCCTTGGGGAGGAGCACTCGGCCGTCCTCCTTCACTTTTGCCACGGAGAGAAGCAACTCCGTCCAACCCGGTTGGTTGTGTCTAATCTGTGCGTACCTAGCGAGAGCTTCTGCCACGGCCAGCTCTGCCTTCTCCGCCAACGCTGAGGGGACCCCCTCTGCCTCCCTTACTTCGTACTCGTCTGCCATTATATTCGCTCCGTTCCTACTGCGGGCGACCTCGGCTGTGGCTGCTCATTCTCAGTAAGCAGGCCACGTCCGCCTCCTACGGTCTGCGGGGCGCCGCCCGGGGGCCACGGGCCTCTGCCCATGCCTCCGCCTTCTCCCATCAGCCCGGCGAGTGCTGCCTGTAGTTCGCCCGGTGCCGCCTCGCCAAGCTCCTCCGCGTCGACGTACTCCTCTTCCTCAATGAGCAGGTCGTACTCTCGGAGCAGTTCCATCATCAGTTTCTCTTGCACCGGCGGGAGTTGGCCCAGGTCCTCCAGGGCCTTCTCGATGTCGAGGACCCCTGAGTTCTGGATGTCGAGGATTTTCTCAGCAATCCAACTCCACGGGAGCTTCCCGAGTTCGAGGGCCATCTTAGCCGTCGCAATGTCCTGGTTCCGGTCGACGGGGCTCTTAGGCTCAATACTCGCCACCACGCGGCCCTGAGCCTCCTTCGCCATTTCCACGGTAAACTCGTGGCCTTCTATGACGACGGACTCGCCGAGCTGCTCAACGCCGCGGAAGAACAAGTCCATAGCGTTGGTGATGCCCTGCGCCATGTGCTGCGCGATGGGCGTCAGCTTCGAGCGGGCCACGTTGATACGGAGGTTCACCTGGAAGGCCGGGGCAGAACCCTGCACTCGACCAAACAGCACGTCCTCCAGCGTGTGCCGCTGGATAATGTCGTCCACCTCCGACAGCAGCCTGTCAGCGTCGGGGAGGTTCTGAGTGATGGGGAGAGGCTCCAGCACCTCGTCACTGTACGGGACGGTCACGCCGCCCAGGATCACCTTCATCTTGGGGCGTTCCTGCCCACCAGCCGCGTAACCTGCGGCGGTCTCGCTCATCTTCCAGACGTAGCTGGGCAGGTAGTGAGCCCAAACCATCGTAGCCAGCCGCGAGAGCAGGAAGTCGTACATCTCTAGCGACTCCTTCGCGTCCGTCAGGAAGGACTTGAAGCGATCTCGCAGTTCCTTCAACTCTGTCGTCACGCCGGGGATCATCACGACGGGGCACTTGCCCATACCGTGCGGCCACAGTCGCAGTTCCTCGTAGTCGATGTGGACCTGCGAAGTCTGAATCTGCCCCGTCTGGTTAACCGGAGCGGCATTGATGAGGTAGTAGCCGACGTAGGTGGGGTCTAGGTACTCCGCCACCATCATCTCGTCGTACCACTTCACACCCCCACCGTCGATGAGCCCCCGCACTGTAGGGGAGTTCATGCCGTCCTTGTCGGCCAGGACCCCGGCCATGATGTTCTTCACCTCAATCGAGGCCATAACGTTGTTGTTAATGTCGAGCAGAGGAAGAATGTTGAGAGCGGGAACGTGGCCGAGTACGTGGGGGAGTTTCCCCTCTTTCTCTTTCCAGTCCCTCACCTTCGCCAAATACTTCTCCGCGCTCTGCTTCTTCCCTCGAACGGGGTAGCCCTCCTGAATCGTCCAGACGGAGGGGAGAGGAAGCGACTTGAGAAACGCCCGGCCGTAGGACAGGACATCCCGGGACACGTAAGACCAGAAATCGTTGGCGAGGAGTTGCTGCTGGAACAGGGCCGCGCAAACCTCCTCAGTTGTGTCCGCCTTCAGCTTGTCTTCAGACTTCGGGCTGACGGGGTCCATACTCCACGAGGGCTGTGCCATCACTAGGCCCCGGGCATGCTCGATAACGCCACCCGCTCGGCCGGAGTGCATGGAGATGGGAGTCATATTACGCTCTTCCGACTCCTCCAGCGTCTCAACCTCGTTGAGCTGGTGGATTATGTCCCGCATCTCCTCGTCTTCTCGGAAACGGGCGCTCCAGTCGCCTACGAGCTTGGCATGGAGGGCGGAGACGTCCTCCCCAGTCGGTTTCGGTACCTTTATCGGCATATTTACACCATTTCCAGCCTCGGACGCGGCCGTTCTAGCACTGAGGACGGATGCCGAAGCTTAATCAGGTTGTCGACGAGCACCCAGAGCGCGTCTAGGTCGTCGTCGTGAGCGGTATTGGGAAAATGCGTCAGTTCGTACTCGCAATCGGGGAACCAATCGGCGTATTTGGGGAAAAGTACGTGTCCGCCGTGCAAATACGGCGCCAGAGCGTTCGCTCTGGACGCTTTTCCGCCGTGATACGCTATCGGTTCGACCGGAAGCGTGGATTGGGCCATCAAATGCTGCACTGCGGGGGTCCCAGAGGCTTGATCCTCGACCCAAACAGCGAATTGCGGCCACTTTACACAGGATTGCACCATTACATCGAGCAATTCAGGGCTGCCCCAGCGTCCTTTCACGCGGTCTAGGACGTAAACTCGGCCATATTTGTCCATTCCACCCACATATCCGACCGAAAAGTCGTTCTGTTGACGGTCTTTGAAGGCCGTATCCCAGCCAGAGGCCACCGCGAGCTGTAGTTTCCCCACTAAATGTTCCGAAGGCTCGTCATACGTAGCCAAATGGCGGATAATCTGGGTCTCGCCGCCCGTAGTGTCCCCCATGTACTGCATAGCGAACAGAGCGGGCGACTGGAACTTCTTAGTTACGAGGAAATCCGTAGGGTAATGCTCAGGCCAGTAGGACTCGCCCTTTGAATCTAGGGCCTTGGTGTGGATAACCTTCACCCCCTTCTGTTCCTTCCGACGCCCGATGTAGTCAGCGTCGTTCCACCGAGTACCGATGTCGACCTGCCAAGCGTCGGAGGTCTTCCTAGTGCTGATGGCATCCTCATAGTTTGTCCAAGCCTTCTCTAGTTGCGACGTGGTCGCGGAGTTCTTCTGGTCGTGCGGGTCGTCAATGACCAGCCCGTTCAGTCGGTACGCCACCACTGCAGACAGAAGCCCCCCCGCCCTGAGTGTAGGGTGAGGGTCGCCGATGTCTGTGCGGCGCACCTGAAACTCCGCTGTGCCCCACCGCTTCTTCTCCGGTTGAACCTCCGGGAAAGTGATGTGGTAGGGCTCCGAGTGCTCTATTAAGTTACGCACGGCAAAGCTCCGCGCCCACCCTACCTGGTCCGAGTAGGAGAGCAGGCCATAGTGACGCTCGGGTTGTCGGCCTAGCATCCAGGCCGTGAAACCCACGCCGACGAGCTGGGTCTTTCCTGAACCCGGCGGCGCTATTATGACAAGACTTTGCCCAGTGGGGTGGTCTCCAATCTCTTGGAGGGCCGTCACCCATTTCTTTTGATGCGCGGCCGGGTCTATGCCCAGCACGAAGCGGCAAAACTCACCGAAGTCGTGCCGCGCTTTTTCGCCTCTCGCGAGGACTTTCTCAGTTAATCCGCCCAAGTTAGTGAGTACATCCGTGGGCGCTGCAGGTCGTGGTAAAGTCGGTGTTGCTGCAGGGGATTGAGAAGGTGTCGTAGGTGATTGTCAAGTTCCCCCATGTCCGCTTACACTTGCAGCAGTAGAACTCCAGACATCCGCTGCAGTAGTGCCTGCAGTGCGGGCAGGGGTCGTGGCTATGGTCGCAGGGCTGTGGATACCAGCCGCCCCAGGCGTCGGTGGCCGTACCGCTGGATTCGTGAAACATTACTCTCCTCTCTCGAGCAGCTCTTGCAGCTCGGCTTCTGGTTTCCGTAGGAGCTTCGCCTCCACGCTCTTCTGCGCTCTGGCATGCTCCGTTCCTTTGTCTTTCGGCGTTCCGATCACTTTCTCGACGGCCCAAAGCGCGGCCTTCAACTGGGAAGACACCACGCCGGGCTCTCCGCCGCTCTCGGCGATCTCTAGGATAATCTCTGTATTCCTCAGAACCTTCTCCCTCAGCAGTTCGACCGACTGAACAGTCAGGTCTCGGCGGAGTGCCTCCACCTTCGCCTTGAACTCCGGCTCCTTATTCCACCGCGAGATGGTCACAGGGGAGCGGTTGACCCCGTTCGGGCCAGCCACGTCCACTTGCTTCCACCCCTCGGCGAGAAGTAGGGCTGCCTGCTCCTTGACAGGGGATAGGTCACTCATATATGCTCCTTCGCTCGCTGCTCACTTCTAGTGTACCATATTCCGGCCGCTTTGTCAAGAGGAAAACCTGTGTAAACCTCTCACTCGGCCGACTATTTTCCAAN